TAATTCGAGCATAATACAATTGTTGAAAGTCCTAGTTCCAATTACTCTAAAACCAACTTTTAAAGCTATCTTCAACATTGCAATATTTGTGTTTTCTACGTAAGTTGTAACTCTTTTATAACCTCTATCGAAACACCATTTTGCGTTTCTCTCATAGCTAAAATAACTAGTTCCTGTCCCTTTAGAATTGGGGAAAGCACCGCCATATTGCCAATATACAGATTCAGAGTCCAACTCTCTAACGGTACAATAATTTAGAGGGTCTCCCCCTTTTGAGTTTATAAGAGCGAAGTCGATTCTATCCATTAAAGGATCTCTCTCTTCCCCAAAACATATTAAGTGAGCATCCCTAGCTAAAGTTCTCCACTCTTGAGGAGTCAGGATCTCGACTAAAATAATGTCGTTCTTATTCTCCATTATTTCTTACCGCCTCCACTTGGAGTTGCTTCCGCTGTCCGCTCCGCTGCCCAAGCTCTCATTTTTTCATTATATACATTAGTATCAAAGGCTCTTTTTTGAAATCTTTCTTGAGAAGCTGCGTCCAAGTTTTTAGCATCAATATCATTTTGCATTGACCCTGCTTGAAATTCAGCATTTACTAATCCATTTAAAGCACCTTGTCTGTTTTGCTCATCTTGGAAATCAGCATTTAATCTATTTCCGAAAATGTTTTGTTGGTTTGATAAGTTTTGTTGGACACCTCTAGCACCCATTCTCTCAATCGCACCTTGTCCAACACCGCCTCTCATTGCCATATTGTCCAATTGTCTTTGTTGTTGGGCTTGGACATCTGTAGAGGATTGTGCGGCTTGGTTAGTTATCTTTTCATCCATGAGACCACGCCAAGCACTAGGCGTTCCCGCTTCTCTCATACCCTCTTGTCTTAAAGCATTTAAAGCATCTTCATTCAGATTATTATTCAGCTTTAGACTGCCTTTCATAAGACCGTCACTACCTAACTGATTATCCCATGCCCTTGCTTGGGGTTTTGTCATATTCTCTTTTTCAATCTTTAATAGTTGGTTTTGAAGTTCCTTATTTTGAGCGTCTAAAATAGACGTTTGCCAAGGATTGCCGCTAAAACCTCCGTACATATTTCCATACATAATAATTCTCCTCTAATTCATATCTTCGTAGTAACTCAAGTCAGTTTCTAACTTATTGTCCCCATCTGGCTCTGCATCTGCAAACTTCTTTCTCAGTAGAGCCCTTTGTTGTTCAAGAATACTCACTGCGGAAGAGAAATTTGGGTGTCCCTCTTTTTCGTAAATTCTCACCTTTATATATTGGGTAAGAAACGTGAAACATCCTTGTATATCTACTATATCAGAATCTAGCCCTGTAAGCTCATTTGGGTGTCTCACATACCATATCCTAATTGTACCCGATTCGTTAGGGGTAGGGGATAGTAGTATTTTAGGAGACCCTGCTACTTTGTTAATAATCATGTATTCATATTGCCCTACAGTGGAATATTGAACACCTAATGCCAATCTCTCAAATTTTGTAGAATCTTCCATTTTAGTTACGGGGTAGATACTCCCATTTGTCTGGAAAATCATTTTTCTTATCTTTTTACCGTAAATATCCCCTGGGAGATCGTAGTCTTGTGTCCCTGAAACAATGGTCAAATCTTCATAAGTTAGAAGATAGTCTTTAGTTAAAGTGTGTAATTCCGCTCCCGCCTCGGCAATAGCTTCATTGGCGTAACCTACAAGTTCCTCTGGCCTTATGAAAACCTCACCTTCAATATCTAAGTCTCGTTCAACTTTCTCTTTTAATTGTGCCCAAGTGTAGTAATTCATTAAGACATCTCCCATTTTGTTAAAACACCACTAGAATAAGTATATGTCTTAGTCTCTGTTTTCCTTGCCGTAACCCCATCTGCTTCATAATAATAGAAAGTTTCGGTTTCGATCTCATCATCAATATTGTAAGTGTAATCAATTTTACCCAATCTATTGGCATCAACTTGAGTGGTGGAGTCGTAAAACTCTCCCGAATCAAGTAGGGAACCTGTAAAGGTAGGTTTATAGGATATTGCCGTGTCTACGAGGTGGGTAAAAGTGTCCTCCTCTTCAACCGAAGAAACAACGGTAGTATTATTTATTGTAGTTGCCACTGTACCTTGAAGCTCTATAAGATATTTCTGAATTTTCCTAAAGTTTTCTTGTACGTAAGAATCTTTAATTTCTTTTAATAATAAATCGACCTTTCTATTACTCACTTCCACCTCCAATATAAGGTGTGTGAGATCTTGAAAGGGGTGCCCAATTTATAACGTATCCATTAAGTTCTAAGATCTCATCTTTTGGAATACCCACTATCTTGAACTCGACATCTCCACTAACTAGTGTGTTATTAGTGTCTTCTACTACCAATGTGTTTGAAGATTGGGATAGAATTTTATAGTTCTTTGAGTAAGAGTTACTCGATACTTGAACATCATAATTTTCTAAATCTGTTGGAAATACTTTAGACCCCGATAAAGTTAGAGTTTTAGCAGTATCGTCCACTGTCACATTTCCAAGTAGAGTTGAGGTAATAATGCAAACTGAGTTATTGAAAAGCCTAATCTGTTTGTATTGGCATCTCAATCCCCCCGCTGGGAATCTTCTCCATTGTTCAATAACACCGCCTAAGTTCCACCCCGCACTTGCATCTCCCCAAACTGGTAGGGAAGCACCCCAAGTAATATTTTGCTTATAGGCAATAGGTTTTAAATCGCCAATGACTCTATTGTTATCATTGCTCGATTGAATAGCTAAACTCAAGTTTGTTCGGTTTGCTGCCGAGATTAATATCCTAGAAACAAACTTTCTAACAAATTTAGTTCCGAAATCTAGGAATGAAGATCTTAGATTATAGAGAATAGGGGTAGTATGCCAATTACTTAAATCAGACTCTCCAGAATCAATAAGAGGATCGGAAAATAGAGATCTATTATGTTTGAAAAGATAGCCTCTTGAGTCTCCTCTATAAAGGTTCTCGTCTTTTACAATTGTAGCTGTAGGTTTGAAATTATCTTCACCTGATAAAGTAGTGAAACATCCTCTAGATTGCTCACCATCTGATAGGCTCGTAAATTTTAGATCGAGAACGAAGATTGTATCAACCTCATTCCCACCATCTTCTTTACATACCGACCAATAAATTCTCTCGGTAGATGGGTCAAAACTCCCATAAATTCTACTTGCTCTAGTCGAATTGGAAACAAGTGTTTGGTAAGTCTCATTTATATGTTTCGAGATATTTTTAACTTTGAAGCCATCACTCCAAAAGAAGCCTTCCTCTCCCGCCCAAAATAGACCACGGTGGGTTTGGACAATTGAAGAGTTTGATACACATCCCGCTCTATCATCGATTCTTCTAATATCCATATTTCCCGTACCATCGGAAGCTATGAATTGATCGATTCTATAAATATAATTGTTGCAAAGGACTATAGGTCTATCGAAGATAGAAGAAAGCCCCGTTATTTCTTGCTCTACTTTTTCGAGGAAGGTAGGCGGCACACTGTCTGCATCCCCTGGGATACTTTGCAGTATCTTGAAACGCTCAATGTCCCCACCCTCCTCTTTAATGTGGGCATAATACCCTATCTCATTTACCACATGTACGAATTTACATCTTGGAGGAGCGGCATAATCAACCGTGGCACTGTAGATAGGTGTATTTATAATTAAGTCTGCATCTTCAACTTCGTCAGTATAGGTTGAAGTTCCAAAAGATACAGTATCCACTAGAAAGTAATCATCACTAGCGGTGGCAGTTCTATATATTTCCACTTCAAAACTAGAAGTGTCGTAATTACCATCATCGACTAAAGCCGTAGGGAGAGTAATTACCGCTGAGTTTCCTGTAGTAATAGTTCCACCCTCTACTAGAGTGGAATAAAATGTTTTAGGGCCCCTATCAAGATTAGTTCTATTTCCAACCTGATACTCGTTCCTAAAAAGGAAAAGGTAAGAGTAAGTTGAACCACTCCCACTTGGGTTTGCTATTGATAGTCCAGAGGTAGGGACTTCTGGGAGCCCTGCGCTTTGAACTTTTAAAGTACTTGTTTCATCAAAGAATATTTTTTGTGGCACTGAAAAATCACTATTAGCGACTAGTAAATGTCCTTGCCATCCCGAGCAAGAAGGAATTGAATTACCATCCCCCATATCAAAAACAGGATCTAGGGAAACGGATTGTAGTTCACTCCATGAACTTGAGTCATGGGTATACACTTTCTTTTGGGCAAAAGTTAGGAGTACATCTTCACTTGCTACGGAGTCCCAAAGGTATGCCAGTTTGGAGAGTCTAAAAGTACCTAGAGGAATTTTCTCATCAACTTCAAAAGTCGATCCCCAACGAACAATCGGTTTTGCATTTGGGCGCAAGAAGAAATTATCTAGTTTCTCAAACTCATTAGGACTACCATCAATATAGTAGTCAGTTATCCCGCCTGAGAAATCGGTAACTTCTAATGGTTGTACTTCAATCATTATACGGACACCACTGTAAGATCAAGAGGGCTATTTAAATAGATCTTAACTTGAGTAACGGAAGTTCTTTCTACCCTCCCGTAAACCCGTTCCCTACTTGTAGTGTTTCTAAGCTCGTAAAGTGTCTCATCAACTTGCATGGTTGAAGGTAGAGTGAGAGAGGCTTCGTACTCTGTACCTACCAGGGAGAAATCCCCCGATACAATGGTGCTTGATAGAGCTACTAATGAGGAGGAATCTAACTTTTCAGAGTCTACCCCATTGTGGGTATGGTCATTCAGTCTTTGGATATTGTCCTCCAAAGCATCAAACCAGACATCCCCTAAATCCCCATCTTCGGGTAACTTGTATCCATTGCTTAATGTAATCATCTCACTCTCCTATTTTTCAACTAGCTCATCGAAAATTGTTTTAACCTCTCGCTTATCCATGCACATAAAAAGAGACATCGACTTACTACTCAAAGGGATAATTTCTTCTTTACCCTTTTTTATTTTCCGATAAAGAATCATCTCCGATGGGTTTATCAACCAAACTTCGACCTCTTTCTTTATCCTCACGTGTGAGCATCCCATCATATTTGTACTTGCTAGGACGACCAGAATTATCCGAGATAACTTTTTCGATAGGCTCTTGAGTGTTTTCCGATTTTTCAAAAGCTTCACCTATCTCCTTCTTCTTTAAGTGGATATCAATCTTTTTTACGAGAAAAACAACGTAATATAATACGTCCTTAATCAGGCTTAATAGATTCGTCATTTACCACTTCGGTTTTCTTCTCTTCTAGTAGTTGCACATAAGCCTCTTCTAAACTTTTCGTCGCTGGGTTTACCCCTAGAGTTGGTAGAAATTGGATAAACTTAATAACGTATCCCGCTACAGACCCAACAATGAGATTGTCTTTGTTTGAGGGAGTAATTCTTGCAACGATTGTTGCTACAATAACTAGACCCATAATAACGTAAGCTACGATATTGATTATAGGCGCTAGGTTTCCAATAATTTCTTCCATTATTTATACTCCTTACGTTCTAGTGTTACTGTTAGACCGTTGAATTTTTTAACTAAAAATTTCTCTTTAGCAATTTCAAATTCCTGTCCAACTTTGAAAAGTTCTTCATTGGCTTTTGCCAATTTCTTCTCTTCTTTCTTCGCTTCGGCTTTCACCTCAACTTTCTTTTCTTCTTTTTTCACTTCTTTTTTCTTTGCTACTGCCATTTTATATCTCCTTTGTTAGGTAAAATTACCTTTGTTCTATCACTGTAAAATAGTTGTACTTGGTGTCCGAATGAAGGTTTACCGAACTACCTTGAGCTTGGTTTACTTCAACGTCTAGGGTGTCCCCTTTTTCCAACTTAAGGGTTATTGTTCCCCCCGAACTGGCAAAAGCCGAAGAAGACCCCGTGGAAGTCCACCTCCTACCCATTGCTAAGTCTGTTGAGTTTTTATTCAAGACCGTTACTAAAGACTCCCCAGCCGTCCAACTTGCGTTACCTAAAAGTATGGCCCAAGAGATTGTATATAATCCCGCCCTTTGGATGGTATATTCTCCCGTTGAAGAGTCATACCCGTTGTAATTATCATCTAACTCCGTATTGAAAAGTACCGTTGTTGGAGTTCCCGATGGGAATGATTGAGCCGTACCTCGCTTTGCATGTAAGTAAGCGGGGGTATCTTGAAAAGGGCTTAGAGCCCCCATCATTGATGCTCTTTTGGCCACATCCATTACACCCTGGGTAATGGTTACTGAGCTAGACCCTGATATATCATTTACATAGGTGTAAAGCTCAAGTTCATCCCCCTTCTCTAAAGGGATACTGATAAAAGTTACATTAGCACCACTGGTATTTCCCGAAGCTGCCTCATCCATTCCCGCCGAGACACCCCCATCAATATATTGAGTGCCATTTATATATAAAATTGCTCGGAAGTTATCTCCCGAACCGCTCGTTGTACCAACATAAATATAGACATCATAATAACCCGATTCAGGGACTACCATCTTTTCGTTAGTGGAATCCCACATCCCCGCTGTATCTGTTAGGACGGTCTCAGTCCCCATAGATACCTTAGCTACCCCATTATCAGATACCGACTGAGATATTGCAGAAGATTTAACTCTTGCAATAATATCCCTAACGCTTACAACTTCCGCACCACTTGAAATCTCTTTCTCAAAGATGATGAAACTAATTCCTTCTCCTCCCCCAACAACATAGCTGCTATCGGAAGTCGAATCCGTTACTATAGAAACTTCATCCCCTTTCTCTAGTTCAATGGAATCAGTTATCCTTGTGTAGGCATAAGTCACCCCGCCTTGGATTGTATAGTTATACCCCTTAACCACCGAGTTTACATTCAATCTCATTCGATATGTTTCGCCCGAAGACCCATAGTCCGATGTTTGTATCTGAGATGTTATTTTATATACCCCGCTCTCCTTTACCGTAAAAACACCCGACCCATCGTTTGTTACCTTTCCCCCATAATTAAATTTAGTGGTATTAAACTCTACTTCATTCTCCGCAGTAGTCGAAACGGTTTGAGTAGCTGAGAGATAAAATTTTGCAATGTTCTTTTCAGCTCCAACACTTATAGGCATCGGACTCACAAAAAGATTATCTACTTGTAGTGTGGAAGCCGTTGCGCTTGTGGTAACTGCTTTAATTCTAAATTCATAAGATTCTGAGTCACTTGCTGCGAAGTAACTTCTATAAGTATTTCCAAGCTCACTTGCTTTAATCTCGGGAGCTGCATTACTTATTACTGCCGCATTTGTTACGTCATAAATTTCAACTTCATAATCATCATCCTCATAGTTTGAATCTGTTTTAAAATCAAAACCGATGCTTAGGTATTTATTGTTATCAAAACTTCTTGAGGTAAAAGCGTAGCTTACATAATCCCCTGAAGCATCCGCAGCGGCTTTAGAGATTTTTAAATCTGCTACATCGTCGATTGCCGTTACTGCATTTTCAGAGATTGTCATATCTCCACTACTATCAGTCCAATCATTATCTACTTTGTTGGCATCAACTAGGTAGTTGATTGTCCCCGAACCACTTCCAGTACCAAAAGCGAACTCATCTCCATTTTCATCTAGGTAGTAAGGTTTCCCATCTGTTTTAAAATAGACTTTATACTTGCCCGATGCTGGGTTAGTTCCTGGGGTTGATGCTAACCCTTCAAAAGTTAGACTCTCATCCAAGCTCAAAAATAGTTTTCTCCATGCGGGAGTTGAATCACAAATTTTATACTCATCTGTATCTGTTCGATAAATAACTCTACCGACCGTTGCCGCTGTAGGAGTTGGATCACTGGTTACATTTTCAATTTGTGCTGATTTTAATTGTGAA